CATCACGTATCTTCTGATAACTAGGCTCTGCCATGTTCATGCAATCTAGTACGTAGATACGACCATCAGCTCTATTAAAAGTTATTGCAACCAAAGCTGCATGTCCGGCAATAGCTGGGTCCATACCAATAATGGTGTAGCCCTCAACGTGTTTAGGATGACCTGATGCCCCTGGTTTTAGAGGTCCGACTCTTCTAACCCCGAGTATGCTTCCCTGTACCAAAGCTGGTGGGAAGATAGAGTTTTCTTGTACGTCTTCTTGTTGGTAAACAAGAGCCCACGTAGTAGGAGTAACCTCGGAACGACGTTTAAATAATGTTTGTCCATCCCACTTGGGATAATATCCAGCTTCGTTGGGAGATATTGTTTCATCGCCATCCCATGGGACATCTGATTCTTTCCAAAGCGTAACCCAATTCTTTGGGTCAACATCGTACTCAAGTACAGCAGGCATACCCATATAAGTAAAGGGAGACCTACCACCAGACCAATGCTCAGGACTACGAAGTTCCTTATATAGGTCACTTGGCGCAATTCTAGTCCCCACTATTAATAGCTTGCCGTTTTTGCCGAGACGAGTGATAACTTCTTTTTGTAGCCAGTTCAGTTGTTTTTCCCATTCATGGGCATTGGCTGTGGTTATCACGTCGTCAAGAATAATTAAATCTGCACGGGCTCCATAAATCTGCCCACCCATACCTAGTGCTTGAATGGTAGGGTCTTTCTCACTTGAGTTACGAGCATCGCTCCCGAGATACACTGTATCGGTTCGCCAAGTATCTGCGTCTTCTTTCCACCCACCTTGAGGACCAAATGCGTTTTGCATCTTAAGCCATCTTGGATGTGAGAGACGTTGCTTGATTGCGTACACGTATTCTCGTGCCTTTATCAGTGTCTTAGAAACAACGATGATTCTAACATTAGGGTCGAGAGCGATACGGTATGTTGAGTAGTTCACGGTAATAACCGTGCTCTTAGCGTGCTCCGGTGGCACGTTAATAAGAATCCTAGACTTATCAGCCTTGTCATATATCATACTAGGATGAAGCCAGGAAGGTTCCCGTCCCTCTAACAGGTCGACCCAGTCTTGATGATGTGGGAAGACCGTCTGGTCTAAAAAATTTTTTGAAAATTCAGCAAAAGGTAAATCCTTTTTATCATAACCTAGGTTAGCTAGAGTGAGAGTCTCCCCTAGTTCCTTAGCCTTGGCTAACTCCTTTGCAAAGTCAGCATCCCTGACCATCCACTGACGAACCGTATCTGGTTTCTTGCCAGCTAGATTCATAGCTTGGTGGGTAGTAGCTCCTTGGCTCACTAACTCTATAACCTTAGCTTTTGCCTCGGCTCGAGCCTTAACTTTAAAATGCTCTTCGCCAGCCTTAAATGTCATGGTGTCCTTTAGATAGTCTTTCGCCGTCCTACACTGTCTGTCAGTCACCTGTACTGTAACTGTATGAGCCAGGCTATATAAAAGCCTGGCGAATAACTTACTGCTACATACAGTACTAATCCGTCCAAACAGGTAAAACGGACGTTTTATTCTCAACTATTTTTATCACCTATGCTAAGTAGGTCGTTATGTCCTATTTTGTACTGATTTAGCAAGGGTCACTATAACCACAAATAATTTTAGGGAGAGATACATAACTACTTACGGGGGTACATTTAAAACCCTCCGGGTCATACGACCCTCCGGCTTTTAAGACTGACGCTCTATACTGCTATACAGTCAGGCGTCTGCAGGACTGCTCACTCCACGCCTTAACCAGGCGCTCCGTGTGCTTCAGGACTTAAACAAAAATCCTATGCCAAGCACAAGATTTTAAATACAAAAGCATCAGGGCTTCTACCGCCTTACTGCCTCATGCTGGACGCAGGCTCTGCTGAGTTGGTGTTCCCATTATACACCCGTCCGCAAGTCGCAAGGGCCTTCAGCCCTTAGAGCGCGACTCGGAGCCTGAGCTGAAATACGCTCAGGTGCGTTAGGGTGTCTGAGTTTGTGTGAATTTCAAAGGTTGAGATTCAGAAAGGCAAAAATGAATACTACAAGACCTAATGGTAAAGCATTTAAGAAAAAACCTAAGGTTCAAAAAAAAACCGGCAAGACCATAGGTGGATACTCACCTAAAAAGTTAGCCTTACGCATGATAAAGCGTAAGCAAATACCTATCGTTGGTGTTACCAACTCTGACGTTGCTAACTGGTTCTTTGACATCACTGAGTGCGGTGTCAAATGAGTGAGCAAGGTATAAATATTACCAACCAGTGCTACGACTGCATGCAAATGGACGCCTTGTGCGATAACTGCCAAGACCTTGCAGACGCTCGAGTTGCAGACATAGCCCACGAACTAGTAGATGAGGGTAACCTTCAATACAAGTTCCAATGGGTTAATACTTCAGAGTTCAGTGGCCATGACTGGATAAGTTCCATCGTTAAAGTCGGTATCGACAAAGACGGGGAACCTATACTTCGCAAAGAATACTACGAAGGCGAGATTCATGCTCGTGCAGAATCTATATCCTTCGACGATGACACTGAAATTCCAAACAATCAAGTTGTTTGTAACTGGTGTCATCTAACAACGCTAGCACAAACCAAGTGCGTTAACTGCGACGAATACGTATCGTAAAAAGGCTTGCCCCCAGTAACAAGTGACAGGGGGCAACCCCCAGAAAAATCCAACTAACTAAGAAATGGAGCACCAAATGAACACAGTATCACTAACAGGACAAATCAAGAATATCCAAACTAAAGAGAACGGAAATTGGAAAATCAAAACCGCTTCATTCTCTCAGTACGCTATTCTTGATAGCGGGAAAACAGGTTGTGTATTTACTTTCCCAATCGTATTTACCCAGAGTCGCTTAGGTTTAGCAGACGGCTTAACTCCAAATGAAAACGGAGTTATAGAGAATGTAAAACTTACAGGCCGACTAGTAACTAACTTCGACCGTCGTAAAGATGTCGCTAATGAGGACCGTCGCAAACCATGGACTCAAATCGAAGTAATGGAACTAGCAATAAACTAATCCCAAATCAGGTGGGTGGCTGGCTTCGGTCAGTCACTCACCTTCTTTTTTTGTTAAGCCCGCCGTATTATGGCGGGACACTGGAAGTCCATCAACTATGAAAGGAATCATATGGAACTAGTACTAGGAATGAAATGGCTGGAACTCTATGCAGATAGCATAGGTCTTGCCTTACAGATACCAACCTGGCTGGCAGTAGGTGCAGCCGGACTAACTTATTCAATCAGATTACTAAGAAGAGGATAACAATGGCAGTAATAAATGTTGACCCATTCTGCATTGAACATAACTCTGATGAATGGATTCACTACACCCCTGCTACTAACGTGTATCAATGTGATTCATGTTGGGATACCCAAGTAGAAAGACTGCTTGGCTATAGACAATACAATACACCACAAACAAAATAAGGAGAGGATAGTATGGAAATCTATACACCAGTAGTGTTCAAGACTACAATAAATGTAAGTGAAAAACCTGAACTAGCAAAACATAATGAGATACGAATGCAAATGGCAACTGACCAGTCAGTGCATGAGCTGTTAGATTTCGTATTGAATACTATCAACGAAGGTCATGAATGGGCACATCTAGAATACATCAAGCCAGTTAATACAACTGATAGCTCTGCCTCATTTGAGATAGAGAAAGAGGTTGACTGGGAGGATGAACTTAACTATCTAATTAAACAATACCAGGAGGATAAGTAATGAGTCTAATGGGTTATAGTGAGGAACAAATCAAAGAAGTAATAGACGCATGCTATAAGGCAGGCACAGGTGGTTCGTATGTTAATCAAGAACACCGGACGTTGGTCGAGATAGCAGGCGACATACTTGATGGACTTGTCGAGGAAGGTAGAGTCTAATGCCCAAGTATAAAGTGTGGAAAGTTACCACCTATGAGCAAGAGCAAGACGTAACCGCACTGAATGAAGTAGATGCAGTTGAACAAGCCAGGCTACATAATGCTTGGCTTGCACCAATGGACCAAGAGGAAACCTATGAAGCTCAATGGATTGGAGATGAGTACTATGAATGAAATAATATATCAAGTAATCATACATGATAAAGATGTTAATGGTATGAATCAAGAAACAAAAACTGAATTCCTCAGTGAATTGTCTAGAGCAATACAAACTATCTGCTTTGCTTATGGGGTGCATAACTAATGAGTGAGCCTAGGTATTTAGAAGGTGATGAAGCTGCATT